CTTGTAATTCCGCAATATTTAATTGATCTAGCAGCCCCGTTAGCCCGGGCCGGCCGTCCATTCGCGGATTTCGCAACAAACAAGATGACACTTCCGCCATCTGGCATGACCCTGAATATTTCTCTCATGACAACCGGAAGTTCAACGGCTGTACAAGTTACACAGAACGATGCAGTATCAGAGACAGATGTTGACGATACATTGCTAACTGTGAATGTCCGGACGATTGCCGGCCAGCAAGACCTAAGCCGCCAGGCAATTGAGCGGGGAACAGGTATTGATGTTTTCGTTGCAGCAGACTTGATCAAGTCATGGCACACAACACTTGATGCTCAGATTCTTAACGGTGCAGGAACAGCCGGCACAATCAAGGGTCTCCGTGCATCAGGCGGAAACGCAATCACATTCACATCAACAGCACCAACAGTTGGTCTTTTGTATCCAAAGCTCGCAGATGCGATCCAACAGATTCAGACAAACTCATTCACAAACCCAACACACTTCATCATGCACCCACGCCGCCTTGCATTCTTGCTTGCAGCAGTTGACAGCACAAACCGCCCATTGGTTGTGCCAGCCGCTAACGGCCCAATGAATGCTTCAGGTGTTGGAGCAGGTTCTTCTGTATACGGAAACTCCGGCTATCAGATGATGGGTCTCCCAATCATTACTGATGCAAACATCGGAACAACATACGGAACAACAACAAATCAGGATGAAATCTATGTTGTCAACGCAGGTGAATCACACCTTTGGGAACAACCAGGGTCACCATTCACACTTCGTTACGATGCAACAGGTGCCGGCAACTTGACAATCAAGAGTGTCGTGTACGGATACGCTGCTTACACAGCAGAGCGCTACCCACTTGCAGCCTCAATCATTTCAGGCACAGGTCTAAGCGCACCAACCTTCTAGTCTGAAGGTTCTTTAATAGTGTGAAGAGTGGGTAGGACTCCCCCGACTTACCCACTCTTCACTCCTAAGATTCGGGGGAATCAAATGAAAACAGGTCACACAGTTTCAATCGGGTCTTGCGACCCAGGAATGGTCAATGGCGCTTTTGCCTACAGACTCATTCAACTTTCAGGAGCTAGAAGTTCAAAACTCGGCCCATTCGTGCGAGTCAAAGGTTCAGGCTTATTATCAAAGCAACGCAATCGTGTTGTGAAACAATTCTTGGAGATGACCGATTCCGATTGGTTGTTGATGCTTGACAGCGATGAGCAACTTTCAGTTGAAGCATTTGATGCTTTATGCGACACCGCCCATGACAAAGATCGCCCTGTTGTTGCAGGTCTAGTCTTTGCAGGTTTTGGAGTTCCGGGAAAAACTTATCCGAAACCTGTTCCCGCAATCTTTCAGGATTCGCCACAAGGATTCTTGCCCTTGTATAAATATGACAAGAACTCAGTTTTTGAAATAGATGCAGCAGGTACAGGTTGCCTGATGGTGCATCGAAGCGTGTTGGCAAAGATGCGCGAAGTTGCAGACCCAAATCAAGGCAAAGATTGGTGTTGGTTTTGGGATGGGCCTGTCAATGGCGAATGGATTGGTGAGGATTTACTTTTCTCACGCAGAATCAAATCACTTGGTTATCCAATCCATGTGAACACTTCAGTCATACTCCCTCACCAAAAGTCATTTTGGTTGGATGAAAGTCATCACGAAGCATGGAAAGATTAAAAAAACTTCTTCGCAGGAAGCCGAAAGAAACGGCAACGGCGGAGCCACAATTAGAACGAGCAATCCTGCCAAAAGCAGAAAAGAGGATAAAGCGTGGCAATCTATAACGGGTACTCCACACTTGCCGAGTTGAAGGCAGCATTGACAATCAGCGATGCAACAGATGATGCAGCTCTTGAGGCAGCCATCAATGCAACAAGTCGCATGATTGATGACTACACAGGGCGATTCTTCTATCCTGACGGCACAGCGCAATCACCTGTTGCTCGTTACTACACCGCCCTTGATCCATGGACAATGAATGTTGATGACATCGTGACAATCACACAGATTGCAACCGATGACAATTTCAATCAAACTTGGGACACCGTATGGTCAACAAGTGATTACATGGTTGAACCCATCAACAACCCACGCAGAGGATGGCCGTTCACAAGAATCCTTGCAATAGGTCGTTATGTATGGCCTTACTACTTACCACAGGCTTGCAAAATCACAGGCGTATGGGGTTGGAGCGCGGTGCCTTATGAGGTGCAATCTGCTTGCTTAATTCAATCCTCACGCATCTTTGTTCGCCGTCAATCACCTTTTGGAATTGCAGGAACACCTGAACTTGGAACTGTTCGCTTAACTTCACGACTTGATCCTGATGTTGAAGCATTGCTTCGACCTTTCCGCAAGAACAATGGGTTGGCTAAGTAATGAACCCAAGTCAAGTTCGAGATGGTTTGAAAACAAGACTCCAAACAATTACAGGTTTGCGAGCGTATGATTTGATTCCCGACACGGTAGTTCCACCGTGCGCGGTAGTTGGACAATTAGATTTCACATTTGACATTGACAATGCTCGCGGTCTTGACCAAGCGCAGGTTGATGTCCTTGTGATTGTGCAACGCTTTTCAGAGCGTGCTGGACAGGACAAACTTGATGCATACCTTGCAGGTTCAGGTTCAACTTCCATAAAGGCAGCAATTGAAGGTGATCGCACTCTTGGGGGAACCGTCAACACTTTGCGAGTTACAGGTGCCGAAGCAGGTACTTATGACTCACAAGGAGTCACATTTCTTTCCTATCGTTACAGAATCACGATTTGGGGATAAGGAGAACCAATGGCATACACCGTCATCTCAGATCGAGAGGTCTGTGGCAAGAAGAAGGGTGAGTCAATCACCGACAAAGAACTTGTTGATGCAGGAGTGAGCGCACCCGCACTCATCGCTGCAAACCACATCAAGGCAAGCAATGCAGTATCACCATCCATCAAACCAGCAACAGAAGGAGTGACCAACTAATGGCACGCATCGTTCTTACAAACGCCTTCATCTCTGTTGGTGGAGTAGATTTGAGCGACCTAGTCAGCTCAGTCTCGCTCTCATCAACATTTGATGTCGTAGAAACAACAGCATTTTCATCATCAGCAACAAAGACTCGCGTGGCAGGTCTTGCAGACAATTCAATCACTCTTGAATTTCATCAGGATTACGCAACAGGCGAAGTTGAGCAGACAATTTATCCATTACTTGGAACAGTTGCAGCAGTAATTGTGAAGCCAAATGGTTCAACAACGAGTGCATTCAACCCTTCATATTCCTGCAACGCCGTTATCTCAGAGTGGACTCCGGTAAATGGTGCTGTGGGAGAGTTGGCCAGCGCATCTGTGTCCTGGCCTGTAAGCGGAGCAATCACTAAGGCGGTTGCATAATGGCAAGAATCGTACTGACAAACGCATATGTCCTTTTCGGATCAACTGACATCTCAGATCATGTGGCATCAATCTCACTTTCAACAAGTTATGACATTGTTGAGACCACGTCTTTCGGAAATTCTTCGAAGACGAGGGTGGCGGGATTGGCAGACAATTCTGTGACTCTTGAATTTCATCAGGATTATGCAACATCAAGCATTGAGCAGACAATTTATCCAACACTTGGAACAGCGGTCACAATTGCAGTCAAGCCTGTGAATGCTACAACGACTACAATCAATCCCCAGTACGCATTTTCAGCCGTTATCTCGGAGTGGACTCCGGTCAATGGTGCTGTGGGCGAGTTAAGTACAGCAAGTGTGTCCTGGCCGATCTCAGGCGCAATTACAAAAACAACAACTTGATTGAACTAGGGGGAAACAAATGGATGGATTAAGTATCAAAATTGTCACCAATGATGATGTGGAAAGAGTATATTCGCTTCGACCACGCATCATTGTTGACTTTGAGCAAAAGTACAACAAAGGACTTGCAAAGCTAATTGGCGAAGAGCAGAAGTTGGAACATATCTACTTCCTTGCTTGGTTAGCCTTGAAGCACAACGGAAATATCATCAAGCCATTCGGCGGAGACTTCCTTGACACACTCAAAGAAGTTTCGTTGGTGGCAAACCCAAATTCCGAATCCACCGAGACAGCCTGACATATTCCATAGCAGCAATTTCGGTGGAGACAGGTATTTCTCCGGTTGCATTACTTGATGCACCTGAAGGAATCCTTGAGTCAATAGTTATATACATGAAAGAACGAGCGAAGGCGCGGAGCAAGTAGTGGCGGAAATCAATTATCGAATTGAGATGCAAGGGTTAACCGAAAACATCATCGCCCTTGAACGCTTCGCGCCTGACCTCAAAAGAGAATTGAACAAAGAAATTCGTGGCATTCTTGCACCGATTGTTCTTGAGGCAAAAGGTTATCTTCCAAGCAATGACCAAATCCATCCTTCAGGATGGCAAAAAGGCGGATTCAAACGCTTCAATGGCATCGGCCCATTAAGCCAAGAACAAACTCGTGGCTTTATCGCCTACGATGCCGAGCGAGCTAAGGCAGGAATCAAACAAACTGCTGCAACTTCAAAGAAAGACGGCAGCGGTTTTCGCAACACTTACGGAGTCATTCAGCGTGACCCAGGTGGTGCAATCTTTGAAACGGCAGGTCGAGGAAGCGCGGCATCTCGTTCACGCAGTAGGACAAGCCGATCACGCAACCCACAGGCTTCGCAGCATTTCATTGGTGTGATTCAAAGAGAGCATGGCACATTGCCAACTGCTCGTGGTGAAGGAAAAGATAAAGGTCGCGCAGTCATTCGTGCTGTTGATAACAACAGATACAAAGCATTGCAAGCAATCCGCGAGGCAGTTGATAAAGCTTCTGCAAAAGCACAGGCACGAGTTGATGCCGCAATCAGTCAAAGAGAGGTGTGAGTCGTGTCAATTGTTGAGCGCATAGTCACCGTCTATAATGACAAAGGTTCCAAGCAAGCGGTCAAAGACCTCAAAAAACTTGAAAAGAATTTTATTGATGCAGGAAAAAAGATTGGCAAAGCCTTCGCCGTTGCCACAGTTGCAGTTGGCGTATTTGCAACCAAAGTTGGTGTTGATGCCGTAAAGGGCGCAATTGAAGATCAGAAATCACAAGCACTTCTTGCCAATGCTTTACGGAACACAACAGGTGCAACTGATGATGCAATCAAAGCTGTTGAAGATTACATAACAGCGCAACAAATGTTGGTGGCCGTATCTGACACAGAACTTCGTCAGAGCCTCATCACCCTGACCACCGCAACAGGTGATTTGACACAGGCACAGGCTCTTCAAAATATTGCATTAGATACAGCAGCGGGCACAACAAAAAATTTGCAGACTGTTTCCTTAGCAATTGCAAAGGCATATAACGGGAACATTGGCGCACTCACAAAACTCGGCGTGAGCATTGACAAAACAATTGTCAAGAATAAAGATTTCAAAGGCGCAGTAGATGCTTTAACAAAGGCATATGGTGGCGCTGCAATTACGGCAGCAGATACTCTTGAAGGTCGCTTGCGACAACTCCAAATTGCCTACGGTGAAATCCTTGAGACTTTGGGATATGCCCTTCTTCCTGTCATTCAAGAATTTGCAGAATACATCGTTGCCAATGTTCTTCCTGCTCTTGAAAAGTGGGTCAACACAAACAAGGATGAACTTGCAGCAGGTTTGAAGGATGTGGGTACAACTCTCCTCACAGTTGCAAAAGCATTGGCAGGATTCTTCAAAGTCATTACCGACAACTTAGGCGCAGTCAAAGCATTTGCAGCAATCTTCATCGGCGCAAAGTTAGCAACAGGTATTTACGCCATTGTGACTGCTGTTGGACTTTTACGAGCAGCCTTTGTCAAGCAAGCAGCAGCAGCAACCGCCGCAGGCACAGCCACAGCATTTGCCACAGGCGGTGTTTCGGCAATTGCAGCAGCAGCGGCCATTGGCGTGTTTGTGGCAGCAGCAGGTGCGGCATATATCGGCATCAACAAGTTGACGGCAGCAACCGACAAGGGTGCAACATCTACTCAAGCATATAATTCACATTTGAAAGAATTGGGCAAAGTTGCAGAGCAGGTTGCAGCAGCCAACATCAAAAACACCAAGATCATCAACAACAACACAAAGGGCACCAAAGAACTCACCGCCGCTGAAAAGAAGGCGGCAGAGATGCGTGCGGCCATCAAGAAGGCGGGATTGGATGTCTTTGGCATCAAGTCTGTTTCAGACACCGACCCTGTTCAGCTCGAAGCAGCACGCCTGAATCTTCTCAAGCAAAACAACCTTGAAGAACTTCGCAAGATAGAACTCTTGCTCAAGTCTGCCGAGGCGCAGATGAGAGTCAATGAGAGCGCTCAAAAATACACAGACATTCTGATTGCACTTGCAGACAACAAGATCAGTTCTCAAGAAATTGGCATCTTGGCATCTAAGTGGGGAATGTCAATTGATGCGGTTAGCAATTACCTTGCAACAATCTTCATCGTCAAAGATGCAAAGATTGATGACTCTGAAGTTGGCCTCTTGGCAGCAGCGTGGGGAATTACCACAGAGCAAGCACAGAAGTACCTTGATTTCTACGCAGCACTCAATGACGGCACACTCAGCGATGAAGAGATTGGCAAACTTCAAGACAAGTGGAATTTGACCGCTAAAGAAGTCAATAAATACGCTGATTTTGTTACAAAACTCAATGACTTCACCCTTTCTGATACTGAAATCACAAACCTTCAAGATCAATGGGGTCTGACAACAGACCAACTTCTTGCCTACACCGAAGAAATCGGTTTGCCTGTTTCATATTCAGGAACTCTTGTTGAGCCAGCAGAGGCAGCAGAGGCAGGTTGGAACAAAGCCAATTTAGCCTTAACCGCTTACATCACTCAGCTCGACCTTGCAATCACACAATCGGCAGCAGCCAACGCCGCCGCCGTTGCCGCCTTTACCGAAACAGCAAAAGCCATTGAGAATGCAAATCTTGCAAGTTTGCAATCGGCAGCGGCAACGACACAGGCAGATGCAGCAACAGCAGCAGGAGATGCCGCGAGTGCAAACGCAGCGGCAGCAGCAAGTGCGGCAGCAGCAGCAAGTGGTGATGCAGCAGCAGCAATTGCAGTAGGAGATGCAGCGAGTGCAAACGCAGAAGCAGCAAGTTCAGCAGCAGTAGCGGCAAGCGCACAGGCAGCAGCAGCGCAAGCACAAGCAGCAGCAGCCGTTGCAGCAACAGATGCAGCTCTTGAATATGCAAAAGCAGTTCAAGCAGCAGCCGAAGCAATGGCAGATTTGGCAGATAGTCGCAGACTTATTGGCGAAGATGGCGAGCGCGGTCTTGCACCCGTTGACCCATCGGTGCCACGAGTCAACCCAATCGGTGGCGATATGATCGCTCTTGCAAAGGGTGGAATCGTTACATCACCAACAATGGCATTGATTGGCGAAGCCGGGCCTGAAGCGGTCATCCCACTTTCACGCGGTGGCGGATTTGGTGGTGGAATCACCATCACAGTCAACAATGCAGGATCGGTGATTGCAGAGGCAGACCTAGTTTCAAGTATTCGCAACGCACTCCTTCAGGCTCAAAACAATGGCCAAGTGATCACAAAGTCATCGGTGGCAATCTGATGGCTTTGCCTACACTTGGAGTTTCAGTTGACTTTGCCAACGGCCCGGCCTTCGGCAATCCACTTATTCTTGATGATGAATCAACGCCGCTTGGCGTTGGCATCCTGGCAGATACGGCATCTGATGTTGTAGATGTTTCAGACATTACACTCCGCGCTTCCATTCGCAGAGGTCGAAACCGTATCCTCAACAAGTTTGAGGCAGGAACAGCAACAGTTATCCTTGAAGATACCAATGGCGATTGGGTGCCAACAAACACCTCATCTCCCTATTACGGCAAACTTGTGCCTCTTCGTAAGATTCGCATTTGGGCAGATTACGACTCAGGATCAGGAACCGTTCGGTACTATCTTTATTCAGGCTATATCACGAGCTATGACACAAACTTTCAACTCGGACTTGAAAACATTTCAAGCGTAACTTTGCAATGTGTTGATGCATTCCGCCTTTTCTCCAATGTTGCAATCTCAACGGTTGCAGGAACATCGGCAGGGCAGACAACAGGGGCACGCATGGAGAATCTTCTTGATGTACCCGCTTTCCCAACTTCAATGCGAGTAATTGACATAGGTGACAGCACCGTTCAGGCAGACCCCGGCACCGAGCGTGACCTGCTCAATGCCTTGCAGACAATTGAAAACAGCGAATTCGGCGGTTTCTATATTGACCCTGAAGGAAGCGCAACATTCCTATCACGGAACACATTGGCTCAAAAGGCAGATGGAACTGCCACAGACTTTGCAGATGACGGCACAGGAATCTCATATCAGGGCATTGATTTTGCCTACGATGACACCCTGATCTTCAATGATGTCACCGTCAACCGCGAAGGTGGTACCGCGCAGACGGTGCAGGATACAAGCAGCATTGAAACCTACTTCATCCACTCAGGAAAGCGTGAAGGTTTGTTGATTCAAACCGATGCTGAGTCTTTGGATCAGGCAACGATGATCTTGCAATCACGCAAAGATGCCATCTTTCGCATTGACTCGATTGGGTTGAACTTGGCAGATGATGCCGAAACCGCCCGAATCGTTGCAGGGTTAAGTTTAGACATCTTTGATTTGGTAAACATTACAAAATCCACCCCTGGTGCAGGGAGTGTTACCCTTGAACTATTCGTTCAGGGCATTCAGCAGGACATCACCACAAACACTTGGGGAACAAAATTGTTCACGGCAGAGCCTATAATTCAGGCATTCATCTTGGACTCGGCAACACAAGGAACTTTGGATGGCGCAAACTCTGTGCTTTCCTACTGATTAAGGAGCAACAATGGCAGGAGCAGGATACAAGTTATTCAACACAGGCGATGTGCTAACAGCAGCCCAAGTGAATACTTATTTGATGCAACAGAGCGTGATGGTGTTTGCAAACTCAACAGCTCGAACAACAGCCCTGTCAGGCGTGCTTGCTGAAGGAATGCTTTCATACCTTGTTGATACAAACGCAGTTGAAAAGTATGACGGAGCAGCATGGAGCGCAATCGGCACAGGTGACATTGAAGGCGTAACAGCAGGAACAGGTTTGTCAGGTGGCGGAACATCAGGCACCGTGACACTTTCCATCGCATCTGCACAGTCAGATTTGGTCATCAAAGGATTTGAAGAAGATGTCAATGTTGTTGCATCGGCTGCAACAGGCACAATCAACTTTGATGTTTCAACAGCATCGGTGTGGTATTACACAAGCAATGCCACCGCAAACCACACCCTGAACTTTAGATATTCAAGCGGAGCAACACTCAACTCCGTTCTTGCAGTAGGCGATGCGATCACCCTTGTATGGCTTAACACCAACGGTGCAACTGCGTATTACCCAAATGTGATTCAAATTGACGGCAGCACCGTCACACCAAAGGTTCCTGCTGCGATCAGCGCAGGGAATGCAAGCGCAATTGATGCATATGTGTTCACAATCATTAAGACAGCGGCAACGCCAACATACACAGTTCTTGAAACACAGACGAAGTTTGCATAAGGGGTTTTGATGTCACCAATCAGTTCAACATTGGCAAACGCCTCTGCCTATGGATACCGAACATTTGCGGCGGGTGGTGCAACGGCTTACGAGTCCATCGCATCTGCAACTGGCACAGGCTCATCGGGAACGATTACCTTCTCATCTATCCCTAGCACCTACAAACATTTACAGATTAGAGCCATTACAAGATGCACTTTGGCTGGAGTCGCACAAGAAGATATACAAGTCAGAGTCAATGGCGATACTGGAACTAATTATTCTTATCATAATTTTCAAAATGCTTCCACTTTTGTTAATGGTGCTTCTGCCACGCAAATGACTTTAGCACAGGGTGTAGTATTGTCAGCAGGTCACACCGCCAATTTTGTGACTCCCGTTATTATTGATGTTCAAGACTACGCATCGACTACTAAGAATAAAACTTTTAAGAGTTTTGCTGGCATTAGAAATCCTGACATAGCAAATGTACAAATTGGTTCGGGTGCGTGGTTAAGTACAAGTGCAATCAATTCAATTACGCTTCTTTTACAAAGCTCAAATTGGACAACCACAACTCAATTTGCACTTTATGGGATTAAGGGGTAAAGATGCCAGCGACATACGAACCAATAGCCACTACTACTCTAGGCACAGCAGCACGCACAATTACTTTCAGCTCAATACCTGCAACCTATACAGATTTGCGGTTGGTGCTTGTTTATACATTAAGTACAAGCGCAGCGACACCTCAATTAAGATTTAATGCTGATCCTTTGAGTCGTTACAACAGACGGCTTGTTAATGGTAACGGAGTAAGTGTTTCGGTTTTAGGCGGTCTTGATACATCGTTCTACATAGGCAATCAAAGTTCGACCACGGTTCCTCAAATGGTCACAATGGATGTATTTAGTTATGCAGGATCGACCAATAAATCTAGCCTATTTACCATAAGTGAAGACAAAAATGGATCAGGCTCTACTAACTATCAAATTGGTACTTATGCAAGCACAAGTGCGATTACAGAAATCAATCTTCTTCTTGATAGTGCTGGCAATTATAGCATCGGCACCACAGCCACACTCTACGGAATATTAAAGGCGTAACAATGGCAAATACATACACACTTATCGCTTCCAATGTTCTCTCATCTACTGCATTTAGCGTTACGTTTTCTGCTATTCCTGCAACCTACACCGATTTAGTTTTTAGATGTTCAACCCGCACAAATGCGGCAGGTGTAGCAATAGATAAACTTGCATTTAGAACTGGGACAAACACTACAATTTATTCAACAACTATTTTAGAAGGTAACGGTGCAGCAGCAAGCAGTACCAGAG